CAACAAGCGATGTCCTAAGTTCGGATAATCTTTTTGTCTGCATCTCATTTCTAGCAAGTAAATCTTTAACCTTAGCTACTTTTGCTGGATCTTTTTTAAATTTTATTAATATATTATTAACCGATTCATCCTTGCTTCTATTAAGATATGCATTCATTCTAGCTATTCTCTTATTAGCTTTATAAGTAAGTCTCCTAGCTTTTCGACTATGTTCTCTAAATGTTCCAGGTCCTACTCCTCTACTACCAGCATCAAATTTACTAATTGATTTATCAACTTTTGCTACTAATTTATCAACACTTTTTTGACCGCTCCTTGAACCCCAGTGCATTCCAATAATTCCATAATGTCTTAGATAATTATTATTCATCATACGTACCTCCTCCCCCATATTATTCAAAAGAATCTTTATTAGCTTTATATGCGACATAAGCATCCATTAATGCAGACACATTATCTATCTTATGTTCATATCGTTTCTTTAATAATTTACGATTACCATTTGTATCTTCGAGGGTAATAGCATTTCCCATGCAGAAACTCATTAATTCCTCATCAAACACAAGCATCTTTTCCTCTGCTAAATCTTTAAGTTCTCCTAATGGAACCGATTCAGTCTTTGCACCTTGTATTACCTTCTCAATTCCATAAGGACCATTTTCATTTTCCCATCTAGTGACAAATTCTTTTGCATTATATGGGTCAAATCCAAAACAACGAATGTCATACCTTGAATCTATTATGTGTTTGTCTATATCATCATAAACTTCTTCATAATTTAGTACTGTACCAGGTAAGACTTGTAAGCTTCCTTCTTCTATAAATTCATTGTATTTGATTCTCATGGCGGCTGGTAATTTCTTAAGAGTTAATTCGGTTATATAAGCTCTAACCTTTATACCAAACATACCCCTCTTTAATGGAAACAGAAATGTAAATGCCCAGAAGTCATCACCCTGTGAAGCATCCATACCTAATGCACAGGGCATTGACCAGAAGTCCACCTTTCGACTCGGAACGGTCTCCTCATAGGTAAAGAAGTAAGTATAACCTTCCATTGGAATTCCAAATCTTTTCGCCAGGATATCATTCCTAGCGGCCGGCGCTTTCTCGGCTCTATCTACATCCAATTGGTAGGTTTCATAGGTTACAGTTTTATCAAGGTTTGGGTTTGCCTTGAGCCACATCGATGGATCGTTGACTTCTTTTATGTCGTCTAACTTATACCACCAAATAGAAACGTGAGGGTTTGTATAATCACCCTTTAATATGTCTAACAATTCCATTTTGATTGTGTCACCACTACCATTACGAACAGTACCTTCAGAACTCATTGCTATTATAAGATAGTCATCCTGTTTGGAGGCTCCTTGTTCTATTGCACCTATAACATCTTCGCGAATATCTCCAGATAACCATTCATCGACGGTTGAGACCTTATCACGACGTCCTTGAAGTTTATCTATAGTCATAGGACGTATCTCTAAGATTGACCCGGTAAGGAAGTTTTCAATACCTTTTTTGGTCGCGGCTAACTTTACTCTATTGACCCTTGCTCCTGTGGTGTTCTGTAAAGAACCATCGGTTAAGAATTTATAAAGTGGACCTCTAGCTCTAGTAATTGCAGTTCTTATAGGTGACATAACTTCTTCTGCTTGCTTCATTGTTGGAGCTGTTGTAAGTTGTTGAGTGGTTGATGTGTCAACATTCAGGAAATAGTTCTGTATACAGGACCCATACATTGATTTTGCAGCTCCACGCGCAACTATGAGATACTGTTTCTTTATTAATCGTTTCTTTACAACCTTACGAACATATCTTCCTCCACGACCATCTTCATTTGGTTCGTATACGCTACGTTCTACAAAGTAATACCATCCAAATATCTGCTCTGCCCATAGTTTAAACGAATCCAAGAGTTTTAAGTCTGTGCCATCAGTTAATGTTAACTCGTTTTCACAGTACTCGATGAACCCATCAATAGCTTTATCGTCGTAATATACACCTGGATTATCTATGAGATCATCTATACGATTCATCTCCATTGAAATCTCTTTACAAACTGGTATATCACCTCTTAATACTGCTTCTCGAAATTCACCATAATATTTAGGTATTGCGGTATTAGATAATGCCATTTATATCACCCTTACGTAGCCGCTTTCGTTGTTGCTTTCTTTAATATTTCCTCAACCATTTTGGCCGCCTGCTTATTAACATAATTCATAGCTGTATCTCTTGCAGTTTTTGTTGCGCCATTAATAATATCATTCATTAATTTTTTACCAAAGCTAATATCATTTTTTGATAATTCTTTATATTGCTTCTCAAGGGCCATACGCTTAGTATATGTCTGTATTTCTTCATTTGACATCTCTCTTAATTTCTTGCCCTTCAATGCTATTCTCTTATTGTGATCATCGCTATTTGGGGTATGAATTATCGTTGCGCCTTTTCGACGGCCCCAATGCATTCCGAGAATACCATAGTGTTTTAGAAAATCTTTATCATTCACTTATACTCCCCCTTCTACTGTAGTAGGTGTTTCTACGACTGTAATGGTAGATTCCGCCTGAACATTAAGCCTCCATTCAAGTTCTTTTATTTGTCGTTCTATTGCGTCGACAAGGAATGAATTTGTTGGTGGGTCAAAGGCTAATCTAACTTTTGACTGTACATATAATTTAACACCTTCTAGATCTTTTCTATTACCAATTAAATCTGACCATTTGGCCTGATCATCAGTTATCAAGAAACCCTCTTTAGGACCTATACCAAGTTGAGATAACGACATAAATGCTGAATTTATAGCAAATATTATATCTGGATCGAAGTTCGTATCATCAATGGCAAGTCCAGCTACTTTTCTTATAGATGCTAATATGCTATCCATAATAATCCCCCTATTTTATTATTTCCAAGGACATGTGTCATTTCTGGTTCTCTCAATAGGCCCCCTTGGTAGCTTTTTTTCGTCTCCGAAATGTATAGCATTATGAGTTAACCTTGATGTACATATTAGAAACTCAGGATTATAAAAGTCATCATTGTCTATATCAAAGTCGTCTAATGGTATTGGATTCATATGATGTATCATTATATATTTATATATATCATATCCTTCAACCCAAAGATCACAAGCTTTATCTCTGATGATAATATCGTCCCTTGTTTTCTTCCATCGTTTAGATCCGTATAATAATTGATTTAGATATCGGTCATATCCGAAAGTAGATTCCCCTACCATACCTGCTAATTTAAGATAATCAAATCTTTCTTCAAACGTATTTATTCGCCTAAGTTCTCTATAGCATCTAATCATCTTCATCTTCTTCAGGACCTCCACGACCACTATAAGTACGAAAGGCGGTCATAGCATTCTTATATAATTCTTCGACCTTCTTCTGAGACTGTAATGCTTCAGTTTTTGCAGTTATAAGTTTCTTTTGTTCTTTAAGAATCTCTTTTTCAATTCTCTCCTTGGATGAACCGAGTTTTAGAAAATGAGATATGACCTGTGACGATGCTGTACCTTCAAGAATTTGTTTTTCAGCCAAATCCATAGCTGCAGCAATTACTTGATCTTCACGAGCTTCTGGAGTTGTGGCTGGAGCACGTCGTCTTTTTGGTTGTGGCATCATTACTTTCACTCTCCTTTCTTTTAGTGTTCTGCCCTTGCAATAATGGTTTTAGCATATGAACTTATTTGACCATTATTAAACTTCTTTTGTGCCGCACTATATCCCATGTTATATATCATCAGTGTTAGGCGCATATCTTTACAACCACTATAGATCTCAGATATGTAATCGACCCCTAATAATATGTTACTATATGGATCGTAGAAATCTTTAACACCAAGTCTCTTTGCTCTATTTGCATGCCAACGTGTACTCATTTGCATTAACCCAACACAGTTTCCATTTCTAGCTTTTGGATCGAATCTTGATTCTTGCTGAATTACACTCATGATGAGATCTGGATCCATACCATACTTTTTAGCGATCTCATTAACGTAATTCCTTATAGAGTCAACATCCGTGGTTTTTGGAATTCCTGATCCGCCACGAGATAAATTTGTTTTCTTCTTTACTTGTGTTTTTTTAACAGTTGCCGTCTTAGGTTTGTATATATGTTTTTGTTTAATTTCTTCTACTGGTACTGGAGCTTCTATCACAACTAATTCGTTGCTATTTTTATCTTTAACCTCCAAATTCTGGTTGATTGATGCTTGAACTTTTATTGGTTCGGTGTATGTTGAATCACCTTTAATAGTTGCAACGCTCAATAGCATCAACATCATTATACATGGTATAGTTTTAGATGGCTTGTCCAACAATTTTTTCATGATATGCTCCTTTCTTTAATAGATTCTGGGCACTTTAATTCGTAGCAGGGATACTTTCATATGCCTTTATAGCACTCTTGAAAGGAGAACAGGATCACCACAACC